TGGTGCACGGCGACGCGGGATTCGGCGGAGACGATCGAGTTGCCGAGTTCGTCGCGGCCCATCTCCAGGGACTCGAAGAGCGTGGGGATGCTGTTGCGGATCGCTGCGGCACGGGCCAGGCCGAGCCCGAAGGTGGTCTTGCCCATGGCGGGCCTGGCGCCGACGACGACCATCTGGCCGGGGGCGAACCCGCCGCAGAGGAGGCCGTCGAGGTCGATGAAGCCGGTCGGGATGCGGTCTTCGTTGGTGGGAGGGGTGACGGCCCGGGTGAAGACACCTTCGAGCAGGTCTCCGACATTGATCATGTCGTCCTCGGCGGACTGCCGGACGACGCCGTCGAGGTCCAGTTGGGCGGCGGCGATGTCCGCGTCGGGGTCGAAGGCTTCGGAGCGTCCGAGCGCGACGGTCTTGTGGCCGTGCTCGACGAACCGGCGGGCGATGCCCTTCTTGGTGACTCGGTCGGCGGCCCACGAGGCGGATCCAGGCGCCGCCTCGACGCACAGCTGGCGAAGCTCGTCCTGTGTTGCGGGCACGGTCGGCATGCGACCGTCGGCCCTCCAAGCCTGCATCTGGCGGTCGATGGCCTCCCAGCGGATGGCGCCGGGGTCCACGCTGCCGCGGATCTCTTCGACGGCGAACCAGATCCACCGGTAGCGGTCGGTGGTGATGTCGGCGGGGTCGAAGCCTTGTGCGGCGAGGTCGTCGACGAGGTCGGTGCGGAGCATGACGGCTGCGGCGAGGATGCGTTCGGCGTCGGGGTCGGCGATGAGGTTGCCGGCGGCGGGCTGGTCGTCGAGGGGGGCGTCCCACATGTCGTCGCTCATGCAGCGTCACCGGCCCGGCGGTCGGCTCCTTCGAGGAGGATCACTCCGCCGCGGAACATTTCGCGAAGGCGGGACTGGACGCGGTCGCCGACGATGTTGCCGGTCTTGCCGGGGAGTACGTCGCAGGTGATGAGGCAGGGGCGCCGGTTGATGTAGCGCTCGTCGAAGATCTCGTACAGCCTCTCCTGGGTCCATCCGGTCGGGGAGACGCGGGCAGCGGCCAGGTCGTCGATGTACAGCAGGTCTGCCTCCTGGAGCTGTCGGGTGAGGGCGCGGACGTTCAGGTCGTGGTTGTCGGGGCGCAGGGCGTCGAAGAGTGCGGTGGACCGCCAAGTCTCGATGCGGGGTCGGCGGCCGGTGCGGGTGATGTGGGCGCCGAGCCAGTGGCGGGCGGACTGCCAGGCGGTGTGGGTCTTGCCGACGCCGATAGGTCCGGTGAGGAAGAGGCTGGCGGGCGCCTGGTCGGTCTGGTCGGCCCAGGCGGCTGCCTGGGGGTGGATGGTGATGTCGCGGCGGTAGAGGGCGGGGGTGTTCCGCAGGAACGCTGTGGTGGCGTCTTCGCGGCGCTCCTGGAGCGCGGACTCGCGGTCGTCGCGGTCGTCGTCAGAAGTTGAGGGCATCCTGGATTTCCTCGTCGGTCATGTTGCGGATGTCGTGGGGGTCGTTCTGCTGGCCAGCGGGCTGGCTGCGGCGCTGCCGGCTGGTGGCCTGGCGGCGGAGGGTTTCGTACTTGGCGCGGAGCTTGGCGGGGCTGAGGATGTGCGCCTGCCAGAAGTCGTCGGCGTGGGCCCAGTCGATGGCGGCGATGGCCTGGTCGACGGTGACGCCGTCACGGTCGAGCATCAGGCGGATGTCGTTGCGCCACGTCTTGGTGATGGTGGGCCTCTTGGTGCCGCTCTTCTCCAGGACGTCGGCGAGGTGTCGGCAGACGCGTTCGACGTCGGTTCGGGGAGGGTCGTCGTCGGATGCCGAAGGCTCCGATTCGCCTCTATTCCCTGCTCCCTGCTCCCTGCTCCCTGCTCCCTGCTCAGGGCGGAGGATCTCCGGAGGGCTCTGGAGACTCTCCGGAAGTTCTCCGGAGCCCTCCGGAGATTCACAAGAGTCCTGGTCGGGTGGGGTGCGGGCGCCCTGAGAGACCTGTTCGGGCCGGGGAAACCGCGGCTTGCGCGGGTGGCTCACTTTTTGGTGCTCGGACCAGCTGGAAACGGCGATCAGAGCCTTTCCGGAGGCTTCGTAGAGGGTCACCAGGCGGGCCGCGTGAAGACTCTGGAGGTCCTCGCGAGTCCTCTGGAGGATGTCCGGAGCCTCTTCGAGGGGCCAGATCGCGGCTCGGATGAGTCGGGGGTCGGCGAGGCCCACACCGTTGTCGTCGACGTAGGTCCACAGCCCGATGAAGGTGAGGCGGGTCGACAGCTCCAGGTCGGCGATCGTGAGGGAGGTGAAGAACTCCGGCTTGATCGAACGGATACGGGCCATGGGGATGGTCTTCTTCCGGCTGTCGTGAGTGGGTGGTCTAGGCGGCGGTCTGCTCGGGGTGCCGGCAGAGTTCTTGTTGGAGGTGCTGGCGGGTGACGCCGATCCGCTGGGCAGCGACCTCGTAGTCGGCGCCGAGGCGCATGAGCTCCCGGGCGTCCTCGGCGATGGAGGCGCCGCGGTTCGAGGCCTCGCCGCGGGCTCGTCCGAGCTCTCGGTAGCGCTCGGCGGGGCTGAGGTGCTTGCGCTCCTGCAGCCACTCGTCGTGGGCTGCCTGGCATGGGGCGCACACGGGGATGTGCTCGATGCGGTGGGTCCACCAGCCGCGGTCGGTGCCGCAGTGCCCGGTCCACTCGGGGTAGGCGTTCGGATCGTCGATCGTGTCCTCGTCCCAGACCGACGGGTCCTCCCAGCCCTGCCTGGAGGCGTAGGTGCGACCGCGCTTCGCAAGCCAGGGGATGATGCCGTGGTCTTCCGCCGAGCCGACTGATGCCCAGGTGTAGAAGTCGCGAACAGCGCGGGCTAGCCGGGCCGTCACGTGTGTCGCGGCTCGGGCTTCCTCCAGCGTTTTGACGCTGCAGAAGCCGATGTGGCTGTGGATCCGGGTGACGGGCCAGCCCATGGCTGCGAGGGCCCGGGTTCGGCGTCGTGTTCCGGTGGCGTCGATGACGGCTGCGTCGCTGTAGTCGTCCAGGGTCGGCCAGTAGGCGAGCAGGGTGTCGGCTGTTTCGGTGCGCATCTTGGCGATGGGGGGCCGGCCGCAGTTGGGGTAGAGGAGGCGGCCGAGGTTGCTGGCGCTGATCTGGGTCACGGTGGAGAGGTTGTCGACGGACATGCCGGTGGCCTGGATCGCTTTGACATGCTGGCGGACGGGCTCAGCGTCCACGAACGGCTGCCACTGCCCGTACCCGATGAGGCGCCGGCGGCGTCGCATCCAGCGGGCCTTTGCATCCCGGAGTGCCTGATCGCTGGTCACTGTCCTGTCTCCTTTCGCTGGCTGGGGATGGTGGGGAGGGCGTAGATCTCGCGGCAGGTGCGGAGGCTGTCGGCGGATTCCTGCATGAGGCGGTCGGCGCGGTGGCGGGCGACGTCTGCGCGGACTTGGGCGGGGCTGCGGACGAGGTGGCTGTCCCGGCTGGCCCACAGGACGAGTCCGATGCCGGCGAGGAGGATCACGCAGGCGACGGAGATGATCACGCGGCGGCCTCCGTCCGGCCCGGCCGGGAGCGGCGCTGCTCGGCTATCAGCAGGCCCTGGACGCTGAGTCGCCAGACCGCGATCGGATGGCCGTGGGTGGCCGGAGACGTCGACGGCACGTAGGTGCCGGTGTGCTCGATGACTCCGCCCTGGCGCAGGGCGTTGATCGCGGCGCCGAGGAAGCCGTGCCCGAGCTCGGGGAGCAGGTCGCGCATCGTGTTCGCGCTGAACGTGTCGTTGGCGGAGCCGACCGCGCAGACGGCCTGCTCGACGAGGAACTGGGACCATTCGGACTGGTCGGCGATGCGGTCGAGGAGGAGGTCCTTCTCGGCGGCGGCGTGGCGTTCGGCTACGGTCTGGCGACGCGGCATGGCGGTGGTCCTTCCTGCGTGGTCTGCTGGGGTGGGGTCGCTCCCGATTCGGGCGAGAGCGACCCCGAGTGCTGCGGTTACCGGGCGCCGTGCTGGTCGAGCTCGGCGTCGGTCATGAGCGTGTGAGGGATGTGGCCGCTGCGGAGGACTTCGCGGATGTCGTCCGCGGCCCGCCGGTATGCAGCGCCCCGGTCGTGCTCGGCCCTCTCGGCGGGCGTCAGCGGATCGATGTAGAGGTACTCGGGATGCTTGGGCGCCCTCTCGGCGATCTCCTCGTACCGGTCAGCGAGGGCCGTGAGAGCGGATCGGACGTTGGCCTCGCCCTGACTCATGGTCTTGGCGTTCACGTGCTGTCTCCTTGAGGTGTGGTGGGGCTACTCGGCGCCGGCTTCGAGCTCGGGCCGCTGCGGCTCGCTGAGGTACTCGGGGGGCACATCGATGGCGTCCGGCTGCCAGTCGGTGCGGACGGTGCCGTCGTGGGCGAGGGCGCGGGCGAGTTCGGCGCTCTTCGGCAGGGCCTTGAAGTGGTTCCGCAGGACGGTCTTCTTGGCCATCTCGTCGTAGTTGTCGCGCCACGCCGGGCTGTTCTTGGAGGGCATCTTCTGGCGGCGCTCTTCGATCTCTGCCGGGTACATGACCTTGAAGGTTCGGCCACCGTTGATGAGCCGGGCCACCGAGTAGTAGGCGACCGCCTTGCCCCGTGGACCGCCAGCGAACGGCCGGTGGATCAGGCGCTCCTCGAGGCCTTCCTCGTGCTCGAAGTGGTCGTTCTCGCGGACGGTCTCGACCTTCACCGACGACGCCATCGGGTGCTGGTAGAAGAGCGTGACCATGCCCTGGTAGCCCAGTTGGAACTCGGCCTGGCCCTTGCGCGGGACGATGTATGCCTCCTGCGTCGGGGAGCCGGGTTCGAAGCCGAGCTGCGAGCAGGTCATCAGGGCGCCGAGGAACGACTCGGTCGTGCAGTTGGCCAGGTCAGGGTTCTTGCGGATCAGGGTCAGGGCGATGCGGGCGATCCGGTCGGCGTCCATGTGCTTGGGCAGGGCGCGGGCGATCTCGGGCTTCATCCGCTCGATCTGCTGGGCCATGGTCGGCTTGGGCTGCTCGCCGGCCTGCTCGACCTGGCCGACGTTGGCGGCCCGGCGGGCGACAGCATTGCGGGCGTCGGAGGTCACAGGTTCTCCAGGTGGACGTTGAGGACGCGGGTGGGCTCGCCGCGGTACTGCTCGGGGTCGATGTCCGGGTCGGCGTCGAGGGCGGCGTCCTTCCAGTGGATGGAGCCGCGCCGGGGCCGCCACGAGTAGGCGAGTTCGCCGCGGATGTGGACGTCGGTGGCGTCGCCAGCGATGGCCTTGAGGTGGTTCTCGGCCTCCGTGATGGCGATGTCCGCGGCCTCGGCCTGTTCCTTGGCGGCGGCCCGGATCTTCAGCCACTTTTCGACCTCGGCGGCGTCGGCGACGACAATCTGGTCGACGGGGGCGGCGTGGAGCCGGTCCAGGAGCTGGCCGGTGGCGTGGCTGCCGTCGAGGGGCGGCCGGGTGCCGGTCTGGACCCAGCCCCAGAACTCGGAGCCGATGGCGATGAGGTTGTCGATGAGCTGCTGGTCGCGCTCGATGCGGTGGACGATGGTGCGCTGTCCGCCGATGAGGGCCGCGGTCCAGGCGTAGGCCCAGCCGGCGACCGCGAGCTGCCACTGCACCTGGACCTGCACCTCGACGGGCGTCTCGTCGATCCAGTCGGGCAGGGCGTAGGAGGAGCGGGTCTTCAGCTCGACGGCGCCCATTTCGCCGCCGGGTTCGATGGTGGCCCGGTCGAGGTTGACGAGCATGTGGGGTAGGTCAGGGTGCCGTAGGGTGCCGGGGTTCTCGATGATCGGGAGCCCGGTGGCCTTGGTGAATCGACGGGCGACTACCGGCTCAAGCTCGTGGCCCATCTCGGCGGCCTCGGAGAGGATCGGGTCGTGGCGGCGGGGCACGGTCTCGCCGCGCTTCTTCAGCCAGATCTCCAGGGGGCTCGTGTACGGGTTGAGGCCGCAGATGGCGGCGATGTCGCTGCCGCCGATGCCGGTGGCGCGGATCGCGTGCCACTCATCGGTGGGGGCGTCGGGGCCGAGGACGATCTGGGCGCCGGACGGGTAGGTGAGCGTCATGCGACGACCTGCCCGGCGGCGATCTGCTGGAGCTGGCGGATGCCGTCCTCGTCGCTGGTGGCCAGGACCATCGCGGCGACGAGTGCCGGGTATGCCTTGCGCAGCAGCTCGGTGTGGGTGCGGTCTGCGTGAGCGATGGCCCGCATCAGCAGCTTCGTGTAGGCGCCGGGCTGCAAACCGCCCTCGCGGCCGTAGTGCCAGAGGACGACGCGGGCGACGCCCTTTGAGATCGTGGGGTCCATGTCGGGCTCCTTGAGGGTGTGGGGTGCCAGGTCACCCGGCATGGGGGCGGGGCGGGTGACCTGGCTGGCGTGGAG